GTTATGGGTGGAGTAATTCGCCTTTGTGGATCGCGTCAGGTTCCGGATGGTCCGGTAGGTCTGATCGTTGACCTCGAAGGTAACGTCTCCCAGCATGCCCGTTTTCATCGTATGCACCCCACAATGTAGCCGTGGCTGTCGCACCCGGTCGGAAAGATGCAGATCGCTTCATCCCCGATGCCGGGCCACCACTGCAGGTATTCGATTCCGTGACCGTCCCAGATGATCTGATGCAGGTGGCCACCGTCCGCGTCCGTCTTGCCGCCTGTCAGGTTCCCGCCGAGGGAGTCCAGGATCATCGTCCACTTAGCGTCAATGTCGTGCTTGTGTCGGGCGCTCTGGGTTTTGTGCTGATCCGTGATCACCCAGTGCGGGAACTGCGCGATTTCCAGCCAGTCAGAGATGATTCCCTGAGAGGTGAACTTCACTCTGGCCCGGTTCCCGGAGATGTCCACGACCTTTCCGATGCGGACCATCTCTCCGAAGCCCAGGGTGTAGTCATCGTACCCGGTGGAGTGCCGGCTGATATCGCCGCCCAGCTTAATCTCCGTGGTGTATCCGGAGGAGCTGAGCTTGTGCTTCACGTACTTGATGGGATGTTTCCCGTCCCAGTATCCGAAGCCCTTCAGATCGACATTCAGCCCGGCCATCAGCGCGGGATTCCCCGGCAGCGTGAAAGTGGCCGTCTCACCGAATTCGTTCTTCAGCCGCAGCTCCTGCGCCGCGATCTCCTGCGCCTCGGCCTTGCTTTCCACCCGGCGATTGGTGATGATCAGCTGATTGTGCTCGGAGTTCTCCGCGTACTTCTCCGATTCAGCGGACCCGGTGATCAGCCCCTTGAAGGGATGCGCGTACCGCAGGATGCAGGAGTCGTAGGAGATATCCCTCGATCCGGTCTCCAGGCTCCATTTGGTGTAGGAGCCGTCATTCCAGCGGATGGTCATGACACTGGGCTGTTTGGAATACGCCGCATTATCGAACAGCGCCATCCTGCCGTCAGAGATTTTCAGATTGATTCCGGCTTCCCGGCAGAGGATCCGCAGGAAAGCCAGGTCTGCCATCTCGTTCTGCTCCCGGCGCTCATACTTGTGTGTCGGTGCGTCATAGGTCAGGGACAGCCCGGCCTTTCCGGCAATCTCTGCCGCGATGCCACGCAGCGTATAATTCTCCCAGGCTTTATTCCGTTTTTCATCGGCAATGCCGCCCTTTGCGGGAAGAGAGGAGGCCTTGATCGTGACGGTGTTTGGCGGTCCGTTGGCCTTCAGACTGTCCATGTGGAAGGTTCCGGCCTTCTGCTGGACAACCTTTTCTCCGATCCGGACGCCAACCCATGCCTCGATCTTCAGACCGCGCACGGTGGCGCCCTGGAAGATGCTTTCCGTCAGCCATCGCTGAACCCATTTTCCGTCCCGGTCTGCCACCTTGATCTGAATATCGTCCGTGGCTTCGCTCTCGTTGTCCGTGATGTCCACGGAGAGCAGATCCCGGTTCACGATGTCTGTAACGTCTACGCCTTTGATCTTGATCTTCCAGGCAGGCCGTCTGGCCAGCTCCTGCGCGGCATAGGTCATTTGAGTCCGATAGATATCAGCATCAGCCAAGCGTCCTCACCTCATTTCTTCCACGGCGGGTAGAATTCCTCATCGGCCGCGTAGTTATTGAAGTCCGGCACCGTAAGCTCGATGCCGGCTGAAAAGATGTAAATATCGCTCTTGTCCAGGTTCGCCTCGATCAGCTGGGCCACAACGTCCGAAGTGCCGGCCAGCTTATGCGCGATGGAGTCCCACATGTCCCCCTGGACTGTTCTGTAGGTGGTGGCCATGGCTCATCCCTCCTTTACGCATAGGCTGTCCGTCTGTGATCCGTCAGCACATCCTCCATGATCCGCTCAACCTGGTCTCTCAGATCCTGCGTCTGGCTTTCCAGCATCGACCGGATCTCTGCGGCGTTACCTCCGCTCACGTTGTAGACCGGGGAGAACGAAACCTCGATGACGTTGCCATCGCTTTGGGTGGCCCCGGAGATGGCGTTTACGGTTTCGTGGGCCGTCAGGATCTTTTCGCCGCCGCCCATATAGACCAGCTCTGGGCCTTCCTCACCGACCAGGTGAATACCTTCGGCCGCGTAATCGGAACCGATAGCGTTCTTTGTGACACCGCCCTTCGGTATCGGAACGTTCGGCATCGGATCCACGCTGTAACCGATGTGAATGGTGACGTCTCTTTCGATGGTGGCCAGAGCCGCGTTGACAGCGGAGGCCACTTCGTTGCCGGCTGCTCCGGCGTCACCTGCGGCGCCGGAAATGGACGCCACATACGCTTCCATGGTGGCTACGGCAGCTTCACCGGCTTCGGAGCTCATGTCCAGGTCCGCAACGGTGGACGCCAGCTCTTCCGTCAAAGCGGCCATGCCCTCTGTGAACTGGGTTTCCATATCCGCGATGGTGGTGGCCAGTAGCTCCTTGGCGGCTTCAACCTTCTCGAAGGATTCGTTGATCTTGCCGATCTCTTCTTCAGAGGCATTGGCCAGGGTCTGCAGAGTGGCCGCGCTTTCAGCGGATCCGTCTGCCAGCTGTTTGGCGATGGCCGGAGCCAGACCTTTGTCCAGAGCAGTCTGCAGGTTCGTGTTGTACTGCTCCCAGTATTTGGTCTGGGCGTCCATGTTGGTCTGCATCTCTTCGGTGGTCTTGGATTCCGCTCCTTCGCCCACCTCATCGAACAGCCCGAAGCGGCCTCCCAGGGCTCCCAGAGCCGCCTTCTTGGCCTCATCGTAAGCCTTCTTCAAGGCTTCCATCCGCTCGATAACGGAGCCCACAGCAGTAACAGCGGTATCTGCTTCGCTCTGAGCGGTACTTCCGGATCCCTCCGCAGCGGCCTTGGCGGCATTCACGCCAGCCTCAACCTGCTTCATGGTTTCCGCTACGATTTCGCCGCCGTTTTCGTAATCGGCATAGGCCTCAGTCAATGCTTCCCGCAGCTGATCGTATGTCATGGTGCCGTCCACGACACCGTTGATCAGGTTCTGCAGATATTCCTGCTGGATCTTGTCCGCTGCTTCCACCTGATCGGCATACTTGCCGGCCTCATCAATCGCCGTCTTCCAGCCGTCCGCAACCGCCAGGGTGTCGGTCTTCATGGATTCGATCGTTGCCTGCATACCGGGGAGGAAGTTTCCGGTGAAATCATGCTTTTCCCCTGTGACCGCGTTGATGGTTTCCTGCAGTGCGAAGAATCTGTCTTGCAAGCCCTTTGCCTGCTCGTTCCCGTCTCTGAACCAGTCATCGCCGTCGTAGTCTTGTATAGCCTGCCCGAGCGAAGTTAGCTCGCTGCGCAGGTATGTTGCGGCATCTCCTCCGGCAGTCAGCTCCTGGGCGATTTTTGCCCGTCCCTGCGCCTGCTCAAGGTTCCGCATGGCTTCGGCTTCATCCTGGAGAGACTGTACATACTGTTTGCTCTGCTTCTGGACCGTATCAAGCGCCTGCGCGGTGTAGGAATCCTTTCTGGCCTGCGCCACAGCCTCGTATGCTTCGATCTGGTTCCGGAGAGCTTCCGTTTCCTGATCGGTGGCGCTAACCATGCCTCCGGAGGAATCCCGCAGGCTGTCGGTAACTTCCTTCAGACGCGCACGCTTTGCTGCCAGCTCATCAGCTGCCGCTGCGGATGCCGCCTCGGCCTCTGCCAGCGCGTTTTCATCCTCCCAGGCCTGCTTCAGCGCGGCCACATCGCCTTCCACGTTCACCGTCTGGGTGACGGTACCGTCCGCATTGACAACAACCTCGCCGGCATTCACAGCCGCCACGAAGTCTGCCATGGTGGCGTAGCCCAGAGCCGCCAGCTGGTCAGTGCTGACCATCGCCTCCAGCTTCTGGGTAACCTTGCCTTCCTTGGTCTGGACGTTCCGGATGAAGTTCTTCAGCTGATTGATCTGGTAGGGAGTGGCATTCTCAATGCCCTCCAGCTCAAGCAGCTGTTTCAGCTCGTGATCGCCGTCAGCGGTGTTCGTCTTGACCTGCAGGAAGGTGTTCAGCTTCTCGGGAGTAACGTTCTCCACGCCCAGCAGTTCCAGCTTCTGGGTCAGCTTCGCCTCTTCGTTGGTAACGGCCTGCTTCAGCCTTTCGAGCTGCTGCAGGTCTTTCTCTTTGAAGCCGCCGATATCCAGCGTCTGGGTCACTTTGCCGTCAGCTGTGACAACGTAGCCGTTGTTCTCCGCGATCTGCTTGATCAGCTCCATGTCGGTCGGCGCGACCTGTCCCAGATCGAGGCGCTGCGTGATGGTGCCGTCCGCGTTGACCACCACGTTTCCGGCCGCTACATCGGCTACGAAATCCTTGTAGCTGCCATAGCCCATGCTGGCCACAGTGGCGTCATCGAAACCGATCAGCCGGAGCTCCTGCTCCAGTGTGCCGGAATCGGTCGTGACCGCACTGGCGAAATCGCGGACCTGCTGAATCATCTCCGGCGTGACTTCGTCCACGCCCATCAGCTCCAGGGTCTGCTTAATCGTATCGTCAGAGGTCTGCGCATTCGCGGCCAGCTCGATCAGCCGGGCCATGTCATCATCGGAGATGTCATCAGCCCCGGCCAGCTCAAGCGTCTGCTTCAGCTCGGCGGTCTTGTTCTCCATCTTGCCCTTCAGCTCGTCAATGAGCTTGAGGTTTTCCTCGGAGACATCGCCGATATCCAGCTCTGCCTTAAACTTCATCGCCGCTTCCGTGTTGGCGATTTCCTCGGACAGGCTCTTGTATTCCTCAGCCAGGTCAATGATGGCCTGCTGTTCTTTCGCCTTCTCGTTCAGCGAATCGAACTGCGCGTCCAGATCCTCGAAGGATGGATTCGCCGCGTCAATCGCTCCGGAGATGGCGCTGATGCCGGCCACAAGCAGACCAATGCCAGCAGCAACTCCCATGATGATTCCAATGCCGGGGATGGATCCACCGAACAGCAGGTTCGCCGCTGCCGCCAGCTTCGTGATGGCGGTATAGGCAGTGATCGCCGCGGTGGCCAGACCGAGCACACCCACGAAGGCTGTCAGCCCCTGGACGATGGCCGGGTTCTGCTCAATGAATTCCGCAACGGGCTCCAGGACGCCCGTAAGGCCGTCCGCAACGCTGGCAATCATCGGAGTCAACGCATCGCCAACGCTGATCTTCACATTGTTGGCTGCGTTGGAAAGCATCTTCAGACGGCTTTCTGTGGTGGCGTATCTCTTCTCTGCTTCAGCAGAAAGCGCTGTATTCTCTCGGAAAGCTTCGTTCGCGTCCCGGATGGCGTTGGACATCAGATCGCCGGATCCCGCCAGAGACAGGATCATGCGCTGCATCCGGGTCTCGGTGATGCCCAGATCATTCAGAATGACAGACGCGGATGCGCCGTTGCGCTCCACATCGTTAAGGCCTGTGATGAAGGTGGCCAAAGCATTTGCGGCATCATTGCCCCAGGCTTCCGCAAACTGAGAAGCGCTCATGCCGGCTACGCTGGCGAAGTCTTCCAGACCATCCCCGGTTTCCACGGCCATGTTCAGCTTGCTGATCAGCTTCGACATGCTGGTAGAGCCTGCCGCAGTTTCGATACCCAAGGAGGTAACGGCTGCGGACAGGCCCATCATGTCGGCCTCGCTCATGCCTGCCAGGGATCCGGCAGCGGCGATGCCTTGGCCCATGTCGATGATCTTCTGCTCTGTGGTGGCGTAGTTGTTGCCAAGATCGACCACCGCTGATGCCAGGTTGCTGTACTGGCTCGGATCCATCTGAGTGATGTTTGCAAACTGGGCCAGCATGGTAGCCGCTTCGTCTGCCGTCATGGTGGTGGCGGTGGCCAGCATGCTCATGGTGGTGGAGAAGTCCAGCAGGTTGTCCTTGCTGATGCCCAGCTGCCCGGCAACCTCCATCACGTTGGCCAGCTCCGTGGTGGTGATGGGGATCTCCGTAGAGAGCTTCATCACAGCCTGAGACATGGCCTCCAGCTCGGATGCCGACATATCCGTTGTTTTGGATACGCCGGTCATGGCACTTTCAAACTCGATGGATGCGTCCGCGCATTCCTTCAGCGTTTCATAGGCTGCTTCCAGCCCCTTAATCACGCCTGCGGTCTGCAGGGCTGCGGAGATGCCGCCAAGCAGGTCTCCGGTGCTTCCGGATGCGTTCAGCGCATCCAGCTTGGCTTTCATGTTGTCGATCTGCTGTGAACCCTGTGAGAAAGCGGAAGCGAAGCCGCCGCCCAGGGCCGCGTTCAGCTCGAACAACATCTGATAGTTTGCGGCCATCTCTGCATCTCCTTTCGGGTAAAATAAAAAGGCTTACCGCTTCTTGCGAGCCTTTCTGATTTCTTCGTTTTCTTCTTCGATCACGGTATTGCCGGCGCGGATCCATGCGGTGAAAGCGGCCAGGGGCAGGCTGATCCAGTACGACACCGGAGTGTTGAAGGTCTTCGACATCTTCAGTGAGTTCTGTCTCAGCCAGTCCCCGCCGTCACCACCGCTGGCGCCTATTTCAGCAAAAAATTTCTGACTGCCTCCTTGACCTTGTTGAAGTCCTTGAGGCTCATCGTCAGGAACGCATCGGAACCGATCGGCTCCTTGCAGGCCT